TACGCAAAAACAAAAAAACTTTGTTTGCCAGCCCGATTTACAAAAGCCGCAGCCGCTGCGGCGTCCACGGTTCGCGAACTGCGGACGCGCGCCCCTCGACGCGCGGCCCGCGCTCGGCCGGCTGACCAAACGAACGCGCGCGGCGTTGTCCGCTGATTGAGCATGGCGAAAAAACCCAAACCTCCAAAGCCGCCGGCGCAGACTTCCGCGAAGCCGCCGCGTAAGATGCCGGCGAAGCCGGCAGCCAAGGCAGCCCCGGCCGCGGTGGCGGATGCCGCCGCGGCATCGCGGGCCGCAGCCTACGAACGCCACAAAGCCGCTGCCGCCGCCCGCATTCAATCTATGTCGGCCGCCGGCCGCGAGATTGGCGAACTGCCCGCGGTGGCTGACCCCGCGAGGAAGGCCCGCGCCGCGGCATCCTTCCGCGCGTTTTGCGATGAGTATTTCCCGCAGACGTTTTCCCTAGAGTGGTCTGCGGATCATTTGGAGGTCATTGCCGCGATTGAATCAAGCGTGTTGCGTGGCGACCTATTCGCGTATGCCATGCCGCGCGGCTCGGGGAAAACGTCGCTGGCCGAAACGGCCGCACTGTGGGCGCTTCTCTACGGGCATAGGGATTTCGTTTGCATCGTGGGCGCCGATGAGGAACACGCGCGGACGATGCTTGACTCGGTGAAAATCGAATGCGAGACAAACGAAGCGCTGCTAGAGGATTTCCCCGAAGCCATCTATCCCATTGCCAAGTTAGAAAAAATCCACCAGCGCGCTAGCGGGCAACTCTATCAAGGCAAGTCAACCTCAATCGTTTGGACTAGCAACGAAGTGCAGTTCCCCGCGATCGAAGGATCAAAGGCATCCGGCGGCATCATCAAGGTCGCCGGGATTACCGGCCGCATCCGCGGCATGAGCGCGAAGCGGGCTTGCGACGGCCGCAAAGCGAGGCCGTCGCTTGTGCTAATCGATGACCCGCAGACAGACGAAAGCGCCGCCAGCCCTTCGCAAGTTGCGACACGCGAGGCCGTATTGAAGGGGGCAATCCTTGGCCTCGCCGGCCCCGGAACGAAGATAGCCGGATTGTGTACGGTGACGGTGGTGAAAACGGATGACCTAGCCGATCGGCTACTGGATCGTCAGAAACACCCCGCTTGGCAGGGCAAGCGCCTAAAACTCGTCTACCGCTGGCCGGAACGCGATGAACTTTGGGCGCAGTATGCCGAACTGCGGCGCGACGGTCAGCGCACGGGCGAGGGGACGGCCGCGGCGGATCAGTTCTACCGCGACCGGCAGGCGGAAATGGACGCGGGCGCGGAGGTCGCTTGGCCTGCGCGAAAGAATGCGGACGAACTAACGGCACTGCAACACGCTTACAACCTCCGTATCGATCGCGGGGATTCGGCTTTTGCGTCAGAGTTCCAAAACGAACCAATCGTTTCGCAGACCGATTCCGCCCGCCTCAATAAACGCGAACTAGCCACCCGCGCGAGCAACGTTCCCCGCGGCGTGATACCGCTCGGGCATGAAACGCTAACCGCGTTCGTTGACGTTCAAGAGCGGCTATTGTTTTGGTTGGTGGCGTCGTGGTCGCGTTCCTTCGGCGGCGCCGTGATCGACTACGGCACGTTCCCCGATCAGTCGGTTTCATTCTTCGAAGCCGCCCACGCGAAGCGCACGCTGACCGCGGCGACGGGCGCGGCGGGGCTGGAGGGTTCGCTATCGGCGGGGCTGGATGCCGTCGCTATCAATCTGCTAGGTCGCGAGTGGTCGCGTGAGGATGGCGTGGCTATGCGCGTCGATCAAATGCTGGTGGATGCCAACTGGGGGCAATCAACCTCGACGGTTCGCACGTTCGCGCGGCGCTCCGCGTTCGCGGCTAGCATCCTGCCTAGCCACGGCCGCGGCATCGGCGCGAGCGCGAAACCAATCATCGATCAAGGCCGGGCGCGAGGCGACCGCGTGGGCTTGAACTGGCGCATAGGCCAAGTGAGCGCCGGCCAGCGCTCCGCGCTGTTCGATACCAACTATTGGAAATCGTTCGTCGCTGCGCGGCTGCGGCTGACGCTAGGCGACCCGGAAGCAATCGCGTTTTGCGAGGGCAACCATGATTTGCTTTTCGAACACTTGGCCGCGGAGTATCCCGTACACACTTCCGCGCGAGGCCGCACGGTTGACGAATGGAAAACGCTCGGCCGCGATAACCATTGGTGGGACTGCCTAGTAGGCTGCGCGGTGGCGGCATCCATAACCGGCATTAGCCCCACGGCGACCGAAACGGTAGGCCGCCGCCGGCGCCGCGTGGAACTGCCGAAGGGGGCCGGCGGGCGGATTGTCGTTTCCCGGCGACCGGCCTAGCCCCGCGGAAACCGCGGCAATCCCGCGGGAAACCGCATTTCGAAAAAAATCTTTTCAAGGGCTTGACTCTGTATTGCCGATCTGCAATACTGCTGAAGTCAACGCGGCGGATACCGCGGGGCAAAAAACGGAGCCACGAAAATGACTACCTACGGAATCACGGCGAAGCGGGTATCGATTGGAACCAAGTGCGTTGTGGAAGTGTCGTTTCCTTGCGGCCGTGTCGCAACGCTTGGCGGCAATCGGGCGGAACGCGCTGCGGCCGTGGTTGTTGCGGCCTACGATCGTTACGAAAACTTCGATCCTGCCATCCACCAAAACGGCGACGGTTCGATGCCGCTTCACGTTGTCGGCCTTCGCGCTGATGCAGCCAAGGCCGCCCGCGAGGCCGCTTGCCTACTCGCCCCGAAGCCGGGGCGCGACAAGTGGGGCCACAAGTTTCCCGCCAACCGGGCCGCGTCTAAGGCCGCTGCCGTGCCGGTGGTTGGCTAAATGACACAAGCCAGCCGGCACGTTGCCGGCGGGCAGGAACCCCAAGCAAAGGAACCCAAGCCATGAAACCGACAAAGCCGAAAGCCACCGCCCCGAAGCCGCTCCGCGTTTCCGCCAACTGGATTTGGTACGCGCACCAGCCGCCAGCCGAAAGCGGCTGCGAATCATCGGCCGCGTTGATCGATCTAGTAACCGATCGCGACTACGTTTTGATTCCAATCGATCGCCCCGATCTGGCCGTCGAGTTAGTGAGTTGCGCGGAACTGTATGCGGGCAGTTATGGCGGCGACCGCTACGATAGGTTGAGGGCGATGCAGGCCGCGCGGGTAATCAAGCGGGCTACCGAATGGCTGCGGGCGATCGGGAAGTAGGGCGGCGATTTTCTTCTTAACAAAGGAACCAAAACGATGACCCCCGTTTCAGACTTTGCAGCGCTAGCCGTCGAAGCCGGCTGGCAGTTCCATACGGCAAGCCTAGGCCGCGACGAAAACCCCGCCGCTCTGTCGATTGCCGGAACGCGGTTCGCCACTCTGGTTTCCCCTAACGGGCTGACGCGGGTTGCGCTTCGCGGCGAGTTGATCTATTACCACAACAACCGCGTATGGATCGCGATGGACTATCAGCCGAAGCGCGTCACCATTGCCGGGGTTGTGGTTAACGCGGCTAGCCGCCGGCGCGGTGTAGCCACGGCCGCGGTTCGGTCGCTGGTGGAGGTTGCGACTACCAACGGCTTTACGCTGCTACTGGAAGCGGAGCCGATCCAAGACGAGAAACACAAAGAAAAGCGATTGACTCGCCGGCGGCTAGTCGAGTGGTACACGCGGCTAGGCTTCTCGCCGGCATACCCGAAAGAGGGTAGGCATATCCTGCGGGTGGGCTAAAGCCCGCCGGCCAGAAACAGCCCATTCCCCGCGGGAAACCGCATTCCCAAGAAAATCTTTTCAAGCCCTTGACGGCCTATTGCCGAATGGCTATACTACACCCATCGCAAGCAAATGAGACTTGCGGGCAACGCAACTAGGAGCCGACACGATGAACGCCACCCAAACCTTCGCCTGCGAGTTCGCCAGCCGCTACGAATCGTTTTTCTACGATGACTACGCGACGGCCACCGATCACTTCGAAGCCGCAATCGACGCGATCTGTGCGACGGCGCCGGGCGCGGTTCAATGGTTCGTTACGGAGGAAGAAAACCGCGACATTCGCCGCGGCTACGAAGTGACGGGCGCTGACTCCCGCCGCGGTGGCCGAACCGTTAGCCTGACCGCTAGCCTTAACGGCAAGTTCGCGGTGGGGCTTGGCAACCTCGACGCGAAGGTTGCCCGCTGAATGACACAAGCCCGCCGGCACGTTGCCGGCGGGCAGGATCGATCGACACGAACACAAGGAACTAAAAAAGTGAGTAAGGTTCTAAAAACACTTGCGGAATCCCACCCGGAAAAAATAGACAGCATCGAACGCGATGAAACCGGATGGATAATCAATCTTACCGACGATTATGTTGAATGCAGCGATCCGCTACGGCCATCGCATATGATTTTTGAAGATACTGTCGCTGAATGTGTTTCCGCATTTCGCTCAATCCGCAAAGCAAAAAAAGGCGAGTAAGGCTTATGAAAGGCGGGGCCACCCGGCCAGCCGAAAGCCGCGAACAGGGTGGCGCTTTTTTGTCTCGACAAAGGAACCAAACGATGGACTACCAGACGCATATCGAAACGCTGCTAGCGCAATACGGAATCGAAGTTGATTGGCGGGATTCGACACGCGCCCGATCGTGGCGCAAGTCTCGCCGCGTTAGGTTGTGCCGGGTTAAAACGGCGATAACCTACGCAACGGCATTGCACGAAATCGGCCACGTTGTCGGCCACCAGAGCGGGCGCCGTATCGACAAGGAAGCGCAGGCGTGGCGCTGGGCGGAAACCAACGCGATCGAATGGCGGGAACCGATGATGCGCCACGCGGCCCGTTGCATCCGTTCCTATCTGGTGGCTGCGGCTAGGGGCAAGTCTAGAATGTGGGTTCCCCCGCAGGAACACGACGCGCACGCTATAGCCGCGTGGGCTGATTGAGCCATAGCCCCGCCCGCCCGCGGACGCCGCCGCCTAGACTCCGCGGCATGGAAACCATTTCACTAGTGGCCGCCGATGGTCTGGCGGAATCTGACGCAATCGCAATCGTTCGCCGGTTGACTCACGCGGAAAGCGAGTTCCAACAGGAAATCGCCGGCATCCTCGCGGGAACCGCGTCATTCTCTACCCCGGTGGCGCTCTGGCATTCGGACGGCTGCCTAGCCGCGTGGGCTTGTTCCCACGTTTGGCGCGAGCAGCAAACCCTAGAGCAGTTTACAGACTGGCGCTACCGCCACCGCGGGATCGCCACGGCGCTTGCCGCGTTTCTGCGCTCGGCCGGCATCATCGCGCCAGCCTCGCGGCTTGCCGTGTTCTCGCCGCACTCCTACCGCATTGCTACGCGGCTCGGGTTTAGCGAGGTTTGGCGGTATGAGCGAAGCGGCGGCGAATGGCTGCCGGTAGAGCCATAGACCCCTACGCGCGAAGCCATCGCGGCTAGCGTAGAGGTATGAGCGAAACCATCCGCCAATCGATTGAGCAAACCGCCAGCGGCCCCAAGCGCGTGCGCACGGATGCCGGCGAAGTTGAATCGCAGGATATCAGCAAACAGATTGAGGCGGATAAGTATTTGTCTGCAAAGGCTGGCGCCTCGACGAACCACCGCGGGCTGCGGTTTAACACGATCGTCCCTCCGGGGTCTGTCTAGTGGGTTTTTTCGGAAACCTTTTCGGATCAGCGCCGCGCGGCAAGGCCCAATCGCCGCAGCGTGTTCGCGCGCGATTCGATGCCGCCGAATCAACTGACGATCGCCGGCATTGGGCCAACGCTGATTATCTGTCGATGGATGGCGCGCTCACCTCCACGGTTCGCGCGAAAATCCGAAACCGCGCCCGCTACGAACGAAACTCAAACTCCTATCTCGCCGGCATTTCGGAAACGATCGCCGTTGACCTAGTGGGAACGGGGCCGCGGCTGCAACTCGACACGGGCAACCCGGAAGCCGATCGCGAAATCGAGCGCCGCTTTTTTGATGATATGTGGAGGATTGACCTTCCCGGCAAACTCCGCACGATGCGGCAGGCCAAACTAATCGACGGCGAGGCTTTCGCGCTGTTCTATACGAACCCGCGACTAGACGGGGTGCAACTAGATATCCGGCTGATTGAGGCCGATATGGTCGCCACCCCTGCCGGGGTCTATCAGACCGCGGTGACTGCGGAGGGTTCGGTAGTTGACGGGATGGAGTTTGATTCGGTCGGCAACGTGGCCGCGTATCTGATTCTAAAAAACCATCCCGGTTCCAACTGGTATTCCTCCGCGTTTGAGTTTACGCGCATCGACGCGGCGCGGATCGTCCATTGGTTCACCGCGCAGCGCCCGCAGCAACATCGCGGCATTTCCGAAGTTGCCCCGGCGCTGCGGCTGTTCGCGAACATGCGCCGCTATACCGAAGCCACGATTGCCGCCGCGGAAATCGCGGCCGATATGGCCGCGTTTATCCATAGCAACTCCCCGGCCGCAGAGGTTGATGAGGTTGACCCATTTCAGGCCGTCGAGATTGAGAAGCGCACGCTCACTACCCTGCCGGAAGGCTGGAGCGTTTCGCAACTGAAAGCGGAACAGCCCACTAGCACCTACGCGCAGTTCAAGCGCGAAATCGTTTCTGAAATCGGAAGGGCGCTGAATCTGCCGTACAACATTTCGGCGCTGGATTCCAGTTCCTACAACTACGCTTCCGGCCGCATGGATGCCGGCATTTATCACGCAACGCAGCGCGTGGCGCGAGACGAGATAGAGCGCGTAATGTTGGATCGTCT